AAAGGTAGAGCCGTGCATGGTGAAAGTGTCTGGCTCGCCACGTCGGGTGTCGGCGTAGTTTTCGGTCGCTTGCAAAAGTTCTTGTAGTGAAACGCCGGAACGCATACGGGCGACAAAGACCTTGTAGGCGGCGGCCTTACCGATTTTGCGAGGGTACGCCTTCCACACCTGCTCAAACTCATCTTGATACGGCTGTGGAGCAGATTTCACTACTGGCTCCGGAGAGAAACCATCGCCCGATTTATCGGGTGATGAAGAATTACTAAAGTCCGTACTTGTTCTAATCAGTACTTGTTTATCATCAGTACTTACTATGTGTGCGGGTTTGCCGCATACGGTTTTGCCGCTTGCGGCTGAGCCGCTTACGGTTTTTGGAACTACGGTGATGTCGATTTCGTCGGGCAGAACGTCTGGCGTTTCACCTACGGATACCTCATGGACAATGCGTTCCATTTCCCCGAACTTTCCACCATCGTCGTGGGTCTGTTCTTGGGTGAGGTATCCGTAGTCCTCTAGTTCTTTGATAATGCGATAGGTCTTTACCCGACCGCAGTTAGGGCTGATTTTCACTAGATGCTTGACGCTCACACGCCAGTTGTCGGGCTTTGAGAGCAAATACGCCAATAAGCCTCGTGCCTCCCAAGACAAACGCTCGTCGGCAAGGGTGGTGTTGCTCAGAACCGTGTAGTTCTTTCGTAGTGCTGAAGGCGACCGCCGGATGGACACTAGAGACTCCTCTCGTAAGGTTGTTCACCTTACACAAACGGGATGCGCTGTGTGTGATTACGCTCGTAAATGGCAAATCCCCCATCAGGTAGGTCTATCCCTACCCAATGGGGGTTGCGCCTGTGAGAGAGCCTTATAGACCCCTCTGGTGGTGATTTACGACGGAACCTCGTCGGTCGTTTCCTCGTCGTCAAACTCTGAGGCTCGTTCAATCAACGCTAATGCGTCTGCCTTACGGCTTTCGGTCATTGCGCCGACCTTTGGCAAGCCCTTGCTCGCCCACTCAGAACCGAGAGTGCGACGCTGGGACGGCGACAGGCTCTTGATTTTGTTGTCGATAGCGTCACGCTCGTTCTGCGAGAGCAACGGGTCACCAGACGAGAGCCAGTTCAGGAAAATGTCGCTGGCTTCCTCTGCGGCGTTTGGCTGGAACGAACGGTCTGCCAACGTGTCGCAACGTGTCTTGGTGGCAACGGCACGGTGCTGAATATCCACGTCAAACACAAGAGTGAATTCATACTCAATACCGTCACGCTGTTGCGGAGCCATACCGACCTTTTTGATTTCGGTCTTGCCCTTTTCGTTCTTGTCCATTGTGTATTCGGTCTTAGAGCGCATAGTCACAATGACGTGTCCGTTGAACGCCAGTAGGGCATCAACCATTGCTTGCTGGAGTGGTGTTCCCACGCCCCAAGCCATGTATTGATTGCCACCGAAGCGACCCTTAGCGTCATCAACGATTTCTAGAACGCCACCCTTGCCCTGCCAGAAGTGCGTGAGGCTGTCGATAACGATTACGGCGTATCCCTCTGCCTCTGCTGAACGGATTGCCTCAACCAAACGGTCGGGGTGGTAGGGCGGTGACATTGAGAGGGTGTCGAAGTCGAACTTGTCGGCATACAACGATGCTGAACTACGTTCGGTGTCAATGAAGGCAATCTTGCCGCCCTCTGCCAACTTGGTTGCCCAGAGCAGTGACCAATAGGTCTTGCCTGCGCCGGATGGGCCACAGAAGGCGACACGGGCTTTTGCCTGTGCCTTTGTGGCTTTGGTGAATAAGGACATTTGGTTCTCTTTCTAATCAGGCTCTAACATCTGTCGTCGGAGTCGTCACGGGCAATCTTACACGCTCACTCAACCGCCGTCAAGTGTTATCTAAAACCTTTTGTTTGTATGGTGTTTCGTGTGTATTTGCTTTTGTCGCACCTATGCTGTATAGTGGTTTAGTATCAGATAACGGATAAGGAGTTGTGATGGACTACGAATACGACCCAGACATTGAGGTGAAGGCTCAGCGTGAGGATGCCGCAATCGCCGAACTGGACAACAAGGTCACCCTCGTAAATAAGCGTGGTGGCAAGCGCACGATTGAGATAATCTCGCCCTATGTTGGCGAGTTGCGCCGTGCCTACGCTGTGAAGTCGGGTAGTGGTGTTTATCCGCTTGACCGCTACGAGAGCGCACGTCGCCTTATGGACACAATGGTTGAGAGCGCAATCCGCAACGGCGAAAAGATTTCCGCCTAAAGACTTGCGTTAGTCACTAGACACCTGTATAGTTGTATCAAGCAGTTATAACCGATTAGAGAAAGAGGGCAAAATGCCGAACGAAGCAATTGACCAATCATTAGAGGATTACCTAGCCTCGCTTGGTGAGCCAACGGGTTTTGAGAACCCTAATGCGTTCACCATTAACAACGACGACGAAGCCTTGTGGGCTATGCGCCGTCTCGCACAGGCACAACGTCGTATTGACGAGGTGAAGCGTCAGGCACAGGTCGAACTTGACCGCATCAACGCTTGGGTTGAGGCGAACACCACGTCTAACTCACAGACCGTTGATTACTTTGAGCGTATCTTGGGCGATTACCTTATGCGTGTTCGTGAGAACGACACTGACGGTCGCAAGAGCCTTGATTTCCCAGACGGCAAGGTGACGAGCCGTGTCGTTGCGCCAAAGGTTGAGGTGACCGACCTTGACGTGTTCCTGTCGTGGGCTGAACACTACGGCAAGGACGAGTGGGTGCGTGTAAAGCGTGAGGCGAACCTTGCGGAAATCAAGAAGTTCGTCGACTACGCCGACGGTGCTGTTCTTGACCCGACCACAGGAATCGCCGTTGAGGGTCTAGCCCCAGTTGAGGGCGGTATTAGCACCAGCGTCAAGGTGGTCGGCTAACAAAGTTTCGTGGTGGGCGAAACTTGCTATCCAACTCGGTCGTAATAGCAAGTTTCGTTCACCACGATTGTCGCTCAAAGTGACGCAGAACAAAACCCCTAGCCTTTCCAAAACGGATTGGCTAGGGGTTTTGCTGTTTCTTACGAAACAAACTCTTGTCGGGGTTCTATCCCCAACGTAGCACTACTTTTTGGCTGGCTTCTTGATACCGAGCAAGCGACCGAGAGCAGGGATGTGCTGTTCAAGGTAGCGAACGAGGATGAAGTATCCCGACGACACGAACGGAAAGACCTGCTGGTAGGCGGTCGCCGTGCTGATGTGAAAGCCCTTCTTGGCGGCGAGGGTAATGAACCAACCAACCAGAACCGGCGTGACGTAGCGAACAATGTCGTTGCCCAGTTCGTCAATTTCGGTGTTGGTGGCGTTAGTAGGGGCGAGTGGCTGACCCTTTGCCTCTACAACGGCAGTTGCCTTTGCGAGTGCTTGGTCGGCAACTTGAATTTCGGTGGTGGTGATTGCGTCCGGCATATCTACTCTTTCTTTAGAGCCTTTTCCAAATCGGTTTCGGCTTGGCTTCTGTGCCACCCTAAGTGACGCTCAATCTTATCCTCAATTGCGTCAAAGCGTAAATCCGTCTTTTCCACCTTGATGTCTACGCCCTCAATCTTGTTATCTAGGCGTTCCATCCGGTTGTCCAACCGTTCCAATGCGCCCTGAACTTTGCGGTGGTCACCGCTGTTCTCCTTGCGCCCCTTGTGGATTTCGTGGATGGCGGCAACAGAACTAAGCAGTGCTGGAACTCCAGCGCATATCGCAGTGACTAAATAGGTGCTTGCCATAGCACGATAATACAATGCTGATTTGTAAATCCCGTTACGATGCAACGCCCATATCGTGAACGGTCAAACGGCTACTGGTAACCGTAATGGTGGGCGGGGTAACCCTAGTGAAATACGGGGTAGTGGGCAATGAACCGCCGAACACACCCGTAAACGTCCACGTTGGCATATAGAACGGTGTTGAGGTTATAACGTTTGTTTGAGTGTTGAAGTTAGAATCCCAGCCATTTGCCGTTGTCGCAGGTGAAATGTTTTGATTATTGAAGTTTGCAAACAAATACTCGCTCTGAGCGGGGTAAAGAACAAGTTGCCCCGGATAATAAGTTGCTGAACTTGACCAAACGCCAGCGACCGACTGAACGCACTTCCAATAGTGTCCGTTGGTGTCGACCACCAAGTCGCCAGCGTTATAAGCGTTATTTTCGTTGTAGGAAGCGTAAGACGGCGTTGAGTCTAGAGAGTTCACCTCTAGCGTCCATGTGTATTCCGAGTTTGTGTTCGTCGCCGTCCAAAGCCCGTTTGACCATTTGGATTGGTCGGTGATTGACCACTCTTGACTTCCGGTGACGACATACGAGTTATTGGGGAAAACATCACGGGTTTCCAATACAAGCGGTGTGCTGGAATACGGCTGTGTGACTTTGAGGCTTACTTGACCCGCATAGTTTGCGCCCGACCCGCTTGTAGTGAAATGCACTTGCCCCTCAACCCGATACAAACGATTTGGAAGCAAGGCGGTGGTGACGGCAGGGTTGGTTTGCCCAGCGGCGGTGGCAGACCCCATATACGTCATAGGTGAACGCTTGGCTCGCTCTGTTGCGCTGGTTGCCAAAGCACCGACAACCCAGTGGTCGTCTGGTGAAATCAAGACCCATACTGTGTCGCCCAAGTGCGGAACGTAGTGTTCAGCAAAGCGAAAGCCGTGCATCATTCGTTCGTCGCCAGCCAACTGAACGCTTAGTGCTGGAAACGTATTCGCCCCGTCGTCAAACGAAAACGCTGGGTCGTATCCGGCGACAATGCCCATACGGAACGTATCTACGGGCGCAAAGCCCCACGTTCCGTTGTTCACCAACGAGTTCGCCAAGTCCTTCATGTCGAACATTATTGGTTGTACTCCGCAATACGAACAGCGTCCTTCTTGGTTCCTACACGACGCTCACGGGCAGTAATCTCAATTTCCGTAGTCAGGTCTAGTGGAATAGTCAGTTTGTCGATAAAGTAATTGACCGCACCGTCACTCGGAATCTTTGCGTCGCAGATAATCGTGTCCTTGCGGTAGTTATCAGCAGGGTAGAACGGGTCGACATACAAAAGCGTTGATTTAGCGGCACACGTCTTTGCCACTCGTAGAGCCTGACTGCCGTAGTTGGTGTTGACGAGCAGTTGAGTGCCGACGGGTATATCCTTCTTGACGTTTTTCACTACAAGGGTGCTAGCCATAACGGTATTGCTTTGCAAGACTTCGACATCCAGTTCGCACACAACTGCTGAAATGTCAAAGATGCCGACCTTACGACGACGAATACGAATAACGTCGCCCGTGTCAAGAGCAGGATTTACAACGCCCTTGATAGTGACTTCCTCATCACCACCGGCATACCAGTTGAGGTAGGTCTTAGCGGCATCGTCGACCTCTGCTTGGGTGACCAGTTTCTTGCGACCGGGTTCCATACCAACAACTCGCCCAAATGTTCCGAGATAATACGTTGGTGAACTGGGGTCGTTGTCGGTTGCGATAGAGCGAATAGGTTTCTTTGCCCCCGTGTTTTCACCAGTGGCAATGACGTAGTTCACAACCTTAGAGTCTTGGATTTTGCGTTCTGCGTTGGTGAGCAAACCACCCTCGCCGTCAAGAAAGTTCCAAACTGGTGGAATGGTGTTCGGGTCAGGAACGGTGTGGAGCGTGAAAGCCCCGTCGGCATCCACATACAGTTCGGCGTTGAGTGCTGTTGCCAAAGCGGAAATGTCTGTCCACGGGCTATTGGAACCGCTGGTGGAAACGGTCTGGCTACCCATAATCACTGGCTTGCTCAACGCCTTGTCATTTACACCAGAAAAGTTGAACGTCGGAGGCCCGAATGAGTTGTGGGCAGGCCAACGGTCTTGGATAAGCATTTTGATTGCTTCTTGGGTGCTGGAAGCGATGTAGGTCTGTTCCGGCGTTGTGTCGGTCTTGGCGACGGGAACGCTGTATTTGGTTTTCCAAACTGTGACGGGGTTTGTCCAGTGGTTTTTACCAATGTTTGCTGCGATGTCCGAAGCGTCAACCGTAATCTTGATGTCACCGTCTTTATCCTCAGCAACGGAAACGGTGTTGATACGGAATACGCCCAGAGGCACGAGTTCATACGCCCCGTTGGCTGGCACACGCCACTCTTTTGCCAACGGTAGGGGTGCTGAATAAAGTCGGGGGTCAATAGCGTCAAGGTTCCAAAGAACGCCACGATAGACATAGACGTGGTTGCCGTAAATCTGCAACGGGTCGTAGTTGTAGAGAGGAACCAAATCCTCTTTCGCTGTAGTGAAATTGAGAGTGCGTCGCACGTCTTGGCTGGTGCGGTCAATCGTCACCGTTCCGCTGTCGATGGGGATAAACGTTTGAGTGCCATCAACCGACACCACGCCGACCAGAATCATTGGTCGGTGCGACCCCTTTAGGGATTTCGTCATCTTTTCGGACATTTTATACATGGCTAGTTTCCGTAAGTGTAGCCAAAGTTCGGCGGTGCTGCCTCAATGTAGGGGATAGTTACCTTGCGGTAAGGCTGACTTGAAGCGTTGTTTTCCCACGTCACGTCATCGTTGATAAAGATATACGACTTGGTGTTTTCCACAGGGTTCTGCAAGACGTAGATTTCACCAAGACGCAAGAAGTTGAGGAAGTTCTGCCAGTTTGGAATGTCAGTCCACATAACGTCAATAGAGCCGTCACGACCGCCTACGACACCAGCGATGGTGATTGGGAAGCGAGAGCCGAGAGGATACAAGACACCGTTTGGGTGCTTCATTGTTTCTGTTGATTGGTTCTGAACAAGCAACGGATAACGCAGAGCAGGGTTGCTGGTGCTGGAAATCCACCACTGGTTGTTCGACATAACGGGGGCGGTGAGTTGGTAAGTCGTTTCGCCTTGCCACTTTTGCCCCGATGGTGAAACCCACGTTGCCCACGCACGATACTGCTGTGTCGCACCGGGGGTGAGTTCGTAGTCCTGAATAGTCGCCACGCCGTTTGAATTCACCGTCAGGTTGCCGCCATTACGCAACGTAGTCCATGTTGCGCCGTTGTTTTCACTACGTTGCACCGTGAACGTGTAGGTCGCCTGTGGCGTGTTAATCCATCCGTCGCTGTTCCAGTTGAACACGGCAACGGGTGTGCCGGAAAGTTGTGGCTGAAAAACGTTCCCCTGTAGGGAATTGACGAAGGCATACACTCGGTCGTTGATTGGGTGATTGTTTTTGATAGGCGTAGAGTGGTCAATGGTGACGGGGTTGTAGCCACCCCAACCAGTTGAGATAAGCAAGTCCTCTTGACCGGGCGTTCCGTAGCCAATGGTCAAGGTGGAACCGGGCGCAAGTCCCGTAACGTCAGTCACGGACAAAGACGTAGCGTTCTTTTTCACCGCACTAGTTGTCAAAGTCCAAAGAACTTGTTTTGAGGCTCCCTGTGCTGTTTCCCGTGTGCCGTAGTCCATTGCTGGGTCTAACAGATACACGGTTTCACTACCGTTGGTCTTGGTCGTCTTGTTCAAAATAATTGACGTAGGCGAGTAGCCCGTCGTGCTGACTGGCTTTTGAACGGTGTCCAACTGTGTGGCGAGGGGAACGTAGTTGCTGTTCGGCAAGTTCGGGGTCACGGAACGGAACGTCACTGAGGCGAGCGCATACACGTCACCTGACGTGGGGTTATACCACTGGAAGCGTGGAACGGCACGGGTCGCAGCAACCGTCAGGTAGGTAGGTGAACTAGACGGGATTGTGTTGAAGCCGACCGCCAGAGTTGTTGAGCCTGCTGATGCTGCTTGGATAACGGTCATTGTATTTCCAAATCCGTCAGTCACGGTTGCGCCAGCGGATAGTGAAATAGTTGTAGAGCCTGCGGTTACCGTGTAGTAGCCCGTTGTCCCGTCGCCGTTTGAGGTGAAGTAACAGGCGGAAACAAGAGTGTGTAAGTCGGGAGCCTTGCCGACAATAGCGTTTGGTGTCCAGTTCTGACCATACTGACCCATAGGCGACAGGTAGTAAGGTGCGCCAACCTCGCCAATGATTACACCAGTTGAGCAAGTGCGGAAAGAGTTGCCGCTAGAGAACGCTGTTGCCGACTGCGAAATAGTCAATGAACTTGCGCTGGCGGTGATGCTAGAAATAGACGTTCCAAAAGGCAAGCCGTAGCCATAGATAACTTGACCCACAGCCAGACCCGTTGTGGTGGAAAGACCCGAAATGGTTGTCGGACTACCACTCGCAATAGTTCCCGTAAAGGTGATGGGCGCACCGATAACCATTGCTGTGTAATTGGAAATGCGAACGTTTGTGTTCGTAGCGTTGGCGGTGACGCTCATCGTAAGCGACGTGCCACTAATGCTCACAATGGTCGCCCCTGCTGGAATACCAACGCCCTTGATGCCGTTGCCGACCTTGACTGCCGTGCTTGTTCCCGTCAGGCTGGTGATAATGGCAGAACCGCTTGTGACGTTGCCGTAAAAGTATGGCGTTATAACACTGTGGTTGCCCGACGAGGTGGAAATAAGGTTTCCTAAGTCGTTATACCAGTCAATAAATGGGGCGAACGATGGTGTTCCACCACCAGTAATGCGCCGTGTGTATCCTGCCAAACCGTAGGTCTGACCTGCTGTGACGGGGATATTGTTGGTCGCTGTCCAAGTGGCGTTTGCTGATGGAACCAAAGACACTTCCGCAGTGGCGTTGCCTGAAGCGGGAGACGGCTTGACGATGATGCCGTTATCACCAAGCAAGGCTGGGTAGTTGATGCGCACGGGGCAGTGAATTGGGTAGTTGTGATTCACCTTCATTGGCGTAATCGGAATACTCATTGACCCTGCTGGGATTACATTGAGCGACGGGGCAAGCAACGTAATCTGGTTCGTAGTGAAATACGACGGAACATCTGACGACGTGTAAGAACTAACTGGAACCGTGCCGGATGCTGAAAAGGTCAAAACAACATTGTTGCCAGAGGCGGTAGTGTTTGTGACTGTTGTTCCCAGCGGAACACCGTTCATAACCACTTCGTAGTTGTTGTATGAGAGTGCTGATGCCGTGACGGAAACAATTGTTCCAAGCGGGGCAGACGAAGCGGTTGTTGGTAGTGAAATCAAAATGGAGTTGCTACTGGGCGTGATGTAGACGGATGTCACGGTGGTTCCCGGCTGGATACCAGAGCCAGAAATGGGCATACCGACATACACACTCGCAGCGTCGCTGTTGGAGTTTGCTGTAATGGAACGAACGCCACTGCTAAAAGAGCAACCGAACTGTGGCAAGGTAACGGTCGTGGTGTTGAACTGCGGAAAGCCACTCGCACTCGTCGCAGGATACGAGGCGTTTCGGAAAGAAACGGGTGGTGATGAGGCGAGGGTGTCTACCTTGAATTGGAAAACTGCCGTTTGCTTCTCAATCCACGAGGGCGTTTGCGTTGAGCCGGGTGTGGTGACGTAGTGACCGCTGCTGTTGGACGACGAGGGGTTGGCGGTTCGTGCTGACGTTTGATAAATAACGTCATTGAGCGTCAGGACTTGACCGGCGAACTTGCCTTGTCCGTAGTTCTGCTCTAGGGTGATTTTCTTTACGTTCGTGTTGGATGCCGACAGTGAGGTGACCGTTGCGCCGTCTGGGAAGGCAAAGTAAGAACCGTCTGTGTGACCATTTACGGCAAACGCAGGGCATTTCACTACGGGCTGGATAGGAAGCGTGACCTTATCCCAGCCCCAGAACCAGAAGCCGACACGAGTTCCCGACCAAGACGTGTCCTTCTGAACATAAACGGTCGTAGATTTTCCACCAGATGAAACAATGAACGGCGTGTTCTTTGGAACAACACCATTGAAGTTTTGCGGGCCTGCGTCAGTTCCGTCGGTCGCCATGTGGATGTCAATGTGAGTAATCGGGTGACCCGGCCCACCGCAGACAGAACCAGCGACAGTGCCGACCACCTTTGATGGCGTGGTAACGATTTTGTCTGTCTCAACCGACTTGATAGTGACGGTTTCAGCAGGGGCATTTCCAAACGTCAGGAGTGGGGCGAGATGCAGGTTTTCGGTCGTTGTGGTGGAAGTGCGCAATCCGTTTTTCTTTGGATTGGTGGGGTTGTATGTGCCATTTGAAACAACCGTCTTGTTCCAAGTGTTATAGACGATTTGGATTTTCTGACCGGGTTGCAGCGTTCCACCGGGGTCGGTGACCCAGAAGTGGTTGCGAGATTTCTTGTCGTTAGGGTCAGTCGCCTGATAAATAGGAATTGTTTTGCTAATGGTGGAAACAGTCGGACTGTTGTTAGACGTTGTTGCGTCTGAGTACCAACGAGTAATGCCGTGGTGAACAATTGGCTTGCCATACTTTTTTACGTCAAAGGTGTGGACGATTTCACCATTGGAACCCGTGTAAATGTCCTGTTGCAGACCGTAAGTGACGGTCGCCCATTGTGGGTGCGAGGTTGCTGTGGTGGAAAGGTATCCACGAGCAACTACATCAAACGTGTCGGGGGTTTTGGAAGTTCCGTCCATGTGGTTGCGAACAAGCAACTTTTCACTACCAATGGTTATCCAAAACGTGCCGGTCGTTGGGAAGCCGAGTGCTGACGTATTGACGTTTTTCTTGCCAGAAACCTTGAACGTCGTCACGCCCGAAGCAGCGATTCCACCAATCGTAGAGATATAGCCAGTTGTTCCGACGGGGATAGAGGTGATTACCTGTCCGTCGGTGAGTGCCAACGTATTGGAAATAGCCGTGTGGCTGAAACTAACTGTTGATTGACCAGAGGAAGCGTCAATGGTGGTGCGTTGCCAGTCGCCCTGATTCTTGCTCATTCCACCATTGTTGTCGCCCAGCAAGTTGTCTGACGATTGTATGACAAGGGTATTGCTTGCGTTAGACGTATTGGTGTATACTGATAGAAGCGGCGGCTTTGGCTGGTCGACATAAACAGTGATTTGCTGAACAGCCCAATCGCTCCAAAACGGGTCTTTGTTGTGGTCTTTTGCCACCCGAACGGCGGCGTAATAAACACCACCATCCACAAACCCCGTATTGCCAGTTCCCGTGCCAGTAACCACCGGAAGTGCGCTGTCAATGCTCACAGAGGTGGACTTATCCTTGCCCGTCTGCTCAAACATAGGCGTTGAGTTATTTACCGAGAACGCCAGCGAGTTGTAGGTGTATTGGTCAAATATCTTGACGTGCCAGTGCGTTTGCTCATCACCATCAAAGTCGTCATAGACCCAGTGGATTTCGTTAGAAGCACCCTCTTTGAACACCAGTTGAGTTCCGGGGGCAACCGTAATGTGGCTCACGACAGGGGCAGACTTGTGGTGAAGGTGGATGCCGGAAGTGCGGAAACCAACCTTTTGCGAGTGGGGGATAGCCGCCGTGTGGCGCATACGCACCCGTGATAACACCACTGCCGTCCATTCGTCGCCATTGGGGTCTTTGGAGCGGAAACCGCCGTGCTGAACGGCATAGGCAGTTGATTTCGTGCTTACGAAACTGTCGTCGGTCGTGCTGTTGCCCGTAAGTGGGTCAAGCAGATACATTGAGAACTTGTGTGAACTAGCCATTGGCGGCACCTAACAATCCGTAAACCCCCTGTACCCCCAAGACACGGGAGGTTCGCCAGATAGAACCATCATACATATAGAAATTGCCCAAATCGGGTCGGTAGGTGACATCACCTAACGCCGGATTGCTAGGCCACGAATAGTATTGGAAAACCGTGCCAGCCGAGTGGTCGTAAGTGAGTGGTGAAAGCAAGTTCACAAGATACGGGTCTGAGTAGCCGTCGGCACTTTGCGAAGCAGGAATCGTTACCGGATACACGGTTTCCAAAGTGTTGCCCGTGTCTAGTGAAATCGCATACGGGGCGAACACGTTTGCCGAACTCGTAAAGTTGTAGGTGACGTAGAACGGCTGGAACGTCACGTTCAGGTTGTTGACCGACACGGGCTTGGCGACAATAAGTTGCTGATAGTTTCCGCTTTGCGCCATAACAACGGTCTGACCGTATGAGAGTGACGTTCCCAAGCCAACGCTAATCGTAGAACCAGACGAGGTGATTACGCCAGCCGAGCCAACCGTAGCGAGATAGCCGTAATTGGCAACAAATGAATTGACCGAAATCGTTGTTGCGCCTGCTGAAATCGCTGTGGCGACCGTCAATGCTTGCGAGTAGTTGCCGGACTGGATGTAGAGCGTCGTTCCTGCTGGAATAGCGCACGGCACAGGAGTTGTCGTTAGTGACGTGTAGGTTGCGCCAATAGACAGGTTCTGCAACAGGTAGAAATACGGCACGTCAAGGGCGGTGTATTGGACGTTTGACGGCATAGCCGTGAGGTGAACTGGCGTGAGGTCAGTGTGGCTATTGACGGTAGCCAACGTCAGCGGATAGGTTCCCGTGTATTGACCCGTTGCGGACAACGTAATCGTGTTTGCCGATGCCGTAATGGTGGAAATCGTTGTTCCTGATGGGAAACCTGCGCACTGGACGCTCTGACCTACCGACAAATAGTTGAAGGCGGTTGAGGTGATGTTCGTAATGGATGCGCTACTTGCGGTGGTGCTTCCGCTGAATGAGTAACCGAGCAAGCAGTTGTAGGTTCCCGACGCACCCGTTGAGAGGGTCATAGAGTTTTGCCCCAGCGAGCCGACAACAAGGGTTTCACTACCCAGCGTGACCGAATACGGGAACGCACCGGGCAGTTCGCCGTTGATAACAAACGGAATAGTTGTTGAGTTGGCAACTACCGAGCCAGCCAAGCGACCAAGTTTCGGTGGTAGAAAGTTCACGCCTGTTTGTGTGAGCGTGGGGTAGGCGACAGGAAAGTTCTCGTTGCTGGCAAGGATAAGAGAGGTTGAGCCAGCACTTGCGGTTTGTGCCAAAGTGGTGGAAATATTGGCGTTGCCCGTTGTTCCTGCCGTAAGCCACGGCTGGTTGAAGGTCGAGTGCATTTCCACCACAGCGTTTTCCGTCTTTGACGGGTTGCTTCCAATAACCGATGGTGAAGCGTTGTAGCCGAGCGAACTTACAGTTCCAAAGTCGGCGCCGCCCAACACTGGGGTGTATGCCGAGTGGGTGTTTGCAAATCCCGTTCCCAGAGGTTCATTGACCGACGTAGCGTTTCCACTAGCCGTAGAGAGGCTGGAGATTGAGAGTTGCCCAGTGGGCGTTGAGTTCACGTTGCCCAGCGAGGTTTGGGTGCTGTTGTAAGTAATGTAGCCGCCCGTAGCCGTGCTGGTGATATTGAACGTCGTGTTGTATCCAGCCACCGTGATACCCGACACTTGGACTGTCTCACCTGCCGTAAGCGTGGTTGTAGGTGACGGAACGTAATAGGCAACGCTGGTTGATTTCTTGGCATTTGCCGTTGCCGATTGAGTAATGGTGAAGTTAGACGACGAAATGTAGTTCACACGAACCGTGAAGGTTCCCGTTGCTGAGCCGACCGTAGGTGAAAACAACGTAGCGTTCGTGACGTTGAACTTGCTATTCGTCGTTCCCGTGTATCCGCCTACCGTCACGGTGTCGCCACTAACTAGCGCAACACCCGGAGTAAATGGCAGTTTGTAGGTGTAAATAATTGTCTGCGAGGCAGCGTAATAACTAGCCGACGTAATAACCAAGTTGTTGGCGTTGGTGACGATTTTGGAAATCTGGCTTGGCGAGAACGGGTTGGGCGTGATGCCACTTGTAGTGAAACTTGATGGCGTAGCGGACAGAACAAATGCAAGTGCCTGACTAGCAGCAGTAGCGGTTCCCGTCATAGCAATAGAAACTTGCTGACCGGCAGAGAAATTGTTGTTCGCCGTATAGACAGCCAGCGTTCCTGTTGGGTCTGGTGCAACGCCCGTAATGGATGCCTGCGCCGTGTTTGTGGCAATCGGCAGGTTGCTAATGGTGATTTGCCCCTGCGTTGAACCAGTACCGGCAGGGGCTATTGACGTAATTGTCGTGCCTGCTGGAATATTGCCGTAAAGCGAGTAGATGGGTTGCCCGACTTCCAAACTCTGCAAACCAGAGTTGATGTAGACGTTTTCACTAGCCAGAGTGCCGAGAACCGTTGCGCTACTTGTTGCCGAGTTGGCGATAACGAAGGTGTAGGGCGTAGTGCTGACGACCGTTGCGCCACCGCTGGGGGTGTTGTATGAGGTTGGGGTGCAACCCGTAATAAACACGGGGTTTCCAGCAGACAAACCGTGTGGCGAATTGGTTGTGTATTGGACGTATCCAGCCGACGGGGTGGAAGGGGCGATTGCGGTAATGGAATAGACCACGTTGCCCGTTATAACCATTTGACTAAGGTTCACGTTCGGGGTTACGACCGGCTCACCGGCCAAGTGGTTGTATTGGAACGACTGACCATCCGCCAGTTGCCACGAAACCGGCCCAGAACCGCTTCGTGTCACGTCAGAGTTGTCGGTGGTCTGATACTGACCGCTAATCAGCACAGCCTCTTGTGTCGCCCCAGAGCCGACAATGACGACATAGTTTGTGCGAACAGCCTGACCGCCGACCGCACCGAGCGTCAAGTCAATAAAGTTTTTGTTTTGAACCGTGTGTCCGAAAGTGTCCGTGTAGGTGTTGAACGTCGTGGTTGCCGGATTTACGATGAACTGCGTATCCAAGTTTGCTGAAATCGGCTGGTTGAGTGTCGTGCCGACGTGGCTACCGAGAACGGGTGGGGTGATGTAAATCTGCTCAAAGTCTTGGTTGGTCTGCGAGCCGAAGTAACGATTTCCAATAGCGTATGAACCGAGATACATACCCTGTTGGTGATAACGAGTAATGGGCGAGGATACAGAAATCGCACCTGCGCCCGTAGAGGCGTAGTCGGTTGAGTTGATAAAACTGCCTTGACTGAAGGCCGACTCGTAGTTGTAAATGTTGTTATTTACAGCGTCACCATTGGCATACGGCGTGGAACTAAGAACCAGTGGCGAACCAGAGGTGAAAGGTGGCGAAACGGTCGCCGTGTTGCTTAGGGCATTGATGCTAATAACCGTAATTACAAAGCCCTGAATCATGTAGGTGTTGCCAACCGTCAAGGCAGAGGCGTTGCTCACATTTATGACGGACGAGGTGGAACCTTGCGTAATCGTCGTTACGGGCGTTGATTGTGTGTTGATGAGTTGTAGCGGTGTGTAGAAAGAGGGAACGTTGATGATGTTGGACAAAAACTTGTTGTTATTTGTAGTAGAAAGATACGCCTTGTTCTTCCAAACCGCAGGGCTACTGTTGAACAAAATATTGCCGTTGCTGTTTTCGTTCAACGAATATCCGCCACCACCGACGATTATCGTGTTGTAAGACGTGTTACCAATTACCGCTGGCGTGACGACCTCAAAAGCAACGGGCGTGTTAGGTGAAATGCCTGTAGCCGCTTGGCTCAATAAGGCATACCCGTTGTCGTTATAATTAGTCGCCGCATTGTTGTAGTTCGTATTGTATGACGACTCGTTGTAGATGGTGAAATTGGAAATCGTGCCAGATGCTGCGTTGTTGGTCAACTGAACGATTTGGTCGGTTCCTACATAACCGCCGTTTCCAGCAGTAACGGTTCCGACAACCTGAGTTGCGTATGCCGTTGCTGTGGCAGAAGCGGCACTAGCCGAGAATGGGCCGACCGTAAAAGAGGTCGGCGTAACGCCTGTAATGGTGGCGTTTGACTTGTTGTACGCCGTGCTGGAAAAGTTGCTTACGGTAACAATATCGCCACTCTGGTAGTTGTGGGCAGGTGTTACATAAACAAACGAGTAGTTGCCGGTCGTTCCCGTTGTTGAGCCAGACGTGATTTTCACTACGGTGGGGTCAACAAGAACAACGTTTGTCGTAGTTACTGATTGAACATATGCGTCCGAAAGGTTGTATGCGTTGGGGTTTGCTGTTGCGTTTGAGGTCGCACTCGTGACGCTAACGGTTTGACCGGCGGACGAGTTGTGCCAGCCTGCCGTTCCAACAAGCGTCACCGTTCCAGCAGAGGCACTAACAGTGGCGGTGTTGAAAGCAGAAGGCGTTGTGTATCCCAGATAGGCAATTTGTGTGCCTAATGGGATACCCGTTCCATAAACAAAGTCGCCAACGTTGATGTTGTATGAGCCGGTTCCAGCACCGAGACTTACATACTGCGTTCCATTCGCAGTTGCCACCGTGTTTAGTGAAATAACTGTGTTGGCTGGGATGTTACTTCCCGAAACAAGACCCCGTGTAAAGGTAGTGCTATCAGCAAAGTCGTTGCTGTAGGGCATAACGGACATTGTTGAATACGCCTGCGGGGCTAGTGAGTTGGTGTTGAAGGCATCACTCACGACGTTTGGCATTGTGACGGTAAAGGTGTTTGTTCCAGTTGCCGTCACGGGAACGTTCGCCACGTTGTAGTCGATTGGCAAACAACCCGTAATGGTGACGTATTGACCGATATTGAACGTTCCGCCAGCGGTGGTGAAAGTGACGCTCGTGCCATTTGAGGTTGCGCTAACTAGACTAAAAGCGTTAGACGCTTCATCAAGACCGCAAGAGGTGTATGTAGCACCAGCCGACGTGCCAGTTGAGGATACCTGTGGTAGATAAACGAACGAGGTTGGCGAAGGCACTGAATAAACCGCAAATGTTCCATTTTGGGCGGTAACGCTTGCCCCTGTAATGGTGATTGGTGAGCCAACTGAAAGCCCGTGCGCCGATGCCGTTGATGCTGTGGCACTGTTTCCACTAGACGTAATGTTCGCCGTCGCCGTGACGTAGTAGGCATTAGAACCCGTCACAACACGGTTGTAGAGGGTGCTGGAAGCAGTGTTTGTGGTCGCCACGCAGAAAAGGGCTGGTTGCTGGGCGGTGTTGTTGCTGAGGTTCGCCACCGCTGATGCCGACAGCGTAATTGTCTGATTTGTGTAGTCGACGTAGTTGATAAGGCAGGGTGGAATAATCTGCGTTGAGTTGTTGTAAAGCCCTGCAAACCACATACCGGGCAAAATGCCAGCGATGTTGTTGTCGTAGTTCAGCGCGTTGAATGCTGGGCTAGTGGTGGTGTAGAAAGGGTTGTAGGTCTGAACTGGGAATACATACTGACCAGCCACGATTTCGTTGAGGGTCTGGTTGTAGTTATTCCACCCTGTGCCAGAGCCAGTGTTGTTGTTATTGCTGGCGGATACGTTGTTTGGATTACTTTGGATGCTGAACGTGACGGACGGATTGTTGATAATTGTTCCGTAGGTTCCACCAGCCTGATTTGACTTTGAGTAGCCAATAAAAACCCCCTGAGCGTCGTAAATCGCTGGGTTGAGTGTCGCTGTTCCGGTTCCCGTTGCGTTTCCTGCGCTGGCGATGCTGTTGGTGGAAATTGAGAACGTAGAGGTTGTGGCACTAGCAACAGTGGCAAGGGTGAGGTTGTATGCGGTGCTAGAGAAGCCCGTAATACTTACGATTTCACCAACGCTAAATGGATTTGTTCCAGAAACCGTGTAGGTCACAGAGCCGGTAGATGTGCTGGAACCCGTCGATGAAGCACTTGTTAGCGTCGCCGTTGTGAGGGTTGGAACCATCCAGTTTGAGGTGGAAACGGTAGCCGTCGCATTAGCCGTCGCAGTGGCGGTAAGGCTAGAAGCGATTTGGAAAAGGTTAGAGTTCTGGGCGATAACCGTGCCAGAAGCGTTGAAGGCGGTTGCCGTTCCGCTGAAACCAGTGACCGATACGTTCTGCCCAGAGTAGAACTGGTTGTATCCGTAATAGGTCGTTCCGGTCGCCTGAACCGTGCCGGTTCCAGTTGTTGTTCCGGTGGCGGTTGAGTTGGCAACAGTAAAAGTATAATTTGTGCCAATGCTGACATAGAACGTTCCGTTGAATGACGTATTCGCAAAGCCCGTAATGGTGACTTGTTGCCCAGCAACGTAGTTATTGAACGTTCCTGACGCTGTCTGGTATATCGCTGTGGTTCCACTAACACCAGCAGTCCAGCCCGTTGTCGTCTGCCCAGCACTAGCCCCATAGACCTGTGCCGTATTGCTAAGAACGGTAATGGAATTGCTGTAGGAGTCATACATGGTGTTCTGGTTCGCACCAGAGTTCGTCGTGTCGATATTGGACATCAACGTGCAGATGTGTGCGTTTTCGTTGTTTAGTGAAATCGCAGCCGCACCCGTAAGCGTCACAAAGTTGCCAGACGAATCAACGCTAGAGATAACGCCAACTTGCAGGCTGTAGCGATTTACAATCACCTGTCCAACGGACAGTGAGCCTGCGTCGCCATTGGCAAACGTCACAACGTTGTTGGGGAAAGAAACACCACTACTGCCGGTGGCGTTATTAGACATAACAATTTGGTTGCTGTCTGTGGCGATGGCGTTGCTCGCTACCCAAGTGCCGTAAAGAGTTGCGTTTCCACCAGAAGTGTATGAGCCTGTAGCCGTTGATGAGATAGTGAACGTGTAGGTGCTGACCGCCGTAATCAACTGTGGGGTGCTGGGGAAGTTGAACGCTGAAACACCTGTTCCGTCCGTCAGGATGCTCTGCCCTACCGAGTAGCCGTGTGCGCTCGCTGTAGTAAAAATAATCTGGTTGCCGTTTGCCGTAATGCCCGAAATGGGCTGGAAGTTGGGGTCGGTGGTGGTGAAACTGGTTGACGTGACACCCGTAGCCGTGTAGTTGAGGCTGGTTGGGATGTTGTAGAACGATGGTGTTGCGCTCGTCACGCTAATTGCGTCACCATTTGAGAAAGATGCGCTTGCCGAATAGCCAGAAACGCCGTAGGTCAAGGTTCCAGCAGACGGCGTGGCGGTAACACCAGTTAGGGTGGCGACGTTTGTTGTGGCGGTGACTGTGGTTCCCGACGGAACGTATGCGCCAGAGATGGGCATACCCACCACAATTCCGGTATTGGAAAAAACGGAAACAATGTTTGAGCCACTGGCGGTCGTCGTGGTTCCACCACCGAAGTTGTCTTTTGGGCGGATAGAACTTACGTTTGAGGCAACGTAGTAGTCAGAGATAATGCGTTGGGCGGTAGAAAGCGGTGCGTCCTCCCACGGGGCGTTCACAACAACGGTCGGGTAGTTTTCACTACCGATGGTTGCTGGCAACGGGTCGGCACTAGGGGGAAATACGTCCGACGGCGATGGTGACGACAATGGGATTACGCCAGCACCAACAACGGGCAACGTTTCGTTCATTGTGGTGTAACTACTAAGCAGTAAGTCGGGTGAGTAGCCGTTTGAGCCTTCCAAAATCACCACTTCGTCTGCGCCAGAGACGTTTGTCGTGTCGTTGATAAAGGCGTAATACTGACCGTAATACGGGCTGAAAAACCGTGAAGTGCCGTATTTTTGAGGCGTAACACCCAGCGTCGGCAAGGACAACTGCGTGTATGAGGTGAAAAACTGCGCCAAGTTCTCAACGTGGACAGAATCAACGTGACCATACGGGTTGTTGATAGTTCCAACCGAAGTCTTTGTTAGGTCGTTCTGGGCAGATGCCCCGTCAGCCGCACCAACAACCTGTAGGTTTTCTGTTATTGCGCTGGTGGAAATAGGGTTAAGAGTAAGTATTTTCATAGCGGCTCACCCCTAACTCTACCCCCTGTTTAGCGATTTTACTATCTACCCATTGACTTCAGGGTGCGGTGCAGTTCCTTGAATTGGTCGTCAACGACTTTCTTGATTTGCTCGGTGGTTGCCTTATCGGCGTTTCCAGAGATGTTGATAGTCACAGCGTTCGGGTGAACATTAAGGTTTGTCGTGCCAGAACCCTTGTTTGCCTTCAGGGATTTCACCGCTTCGTGAGCAGCAACAAGCGTGTGACCAGCGTTTTTACCAGCCTCCGCACCCTTTGCGGGCTTAGAACTTCCGCCAATGTCCTTCAGTTTTCCAATTGACATACCCGGAATAAGACCAACGGTGTCGTTGTATGCCCCAATAATCTTGTTGGCAATCCACACGAACCCGTTGTAAAGCCCATCCCAAATCGTCCCGCCGATGTTCTCAATCCAGTGGAACATACGCTTGATAAAGCCCCAAGCAGCCTTAGCCCCGTTCACCAGCCCATCCCACATAGTCACAAATATATGGGCAATGTTCTGGGCAAGATTCCACCAGAACTGAACATAGGCGATAATGCCCGTCACAATGAACTTTCCAATGTCGTAGAGGATGTTCCAAATGTCCTTGAAAACACCAAAGATGAACTTCAAAATATCCCAGAGAATCTTGACCGCCTTGATAATCATGTTCGCTAGGAACATTGCTACCTTTAGCAGTATCGCCCCAATCACCTTTAGGACGGGCATAATGTCCTTGACGATTTTCATAAATCCCTTGAAGTGCTTGACAATAAGGAAAACCACGCCGACGGCAAGTTCGAGCGGCCAGAGTATAGGCGCAAAGGCGATAGCAGCGATTACAGCAATTTGCTTCAAGTGAGTGCGGATAAATCCAAACACCTTCATAACCGTCTTACCGATAACCTCAAAGATTTTCTTGATTGTCGGCAGGTGTTTCGTCCACCACTCTTTGAGCGTCGTCCCAATCTTGTGGACGAAATTGTGAACGGGCTTACAGGTGTTGTAGAGCGATTTCATTAGACCGATAGCCGCACCGATAGCCGCACCCCACGGGCCGAACATCATGCCGATAGAAGCACCCTGTAAAGCCCCTGTGGTGTCAATAGCCGCATTCTTGGGCATAATCTTGTCTAGCGTTTGGGTGGAAATCATTGAGGACGCTAAGCCCAAGCCGCCCATAAGACCAGCACCCAACTTGCTACTGAATATCTTGCCGATTCCACTACCAAGTTTGCCGATGCCGCCACCAATCATTGAGCCAGCACCCTTCAGGATGGCGACCGCCTTATCAGCACCATACATAAACTTCAGGGCAACGGTTTCGCCAGCACTTACGAGTGCGCTACCCGACTTGCCAATGGTTTCCAGCAGATACATACCCGACAAGCGGATACTGTCGGACATTGAGGACATAGCACCCGTAATCTTTTCACCAAAGGCAATACCAGCCACACCGATGGCGGTCTTGACGGTTTCGCCAGCACTCTTTAGTTTGTCGCCCAGAACCGAGCCAACCAAGTAAAGGTTGTCGCCAACCACACGCCCAGCGTTTGCCAAAATCTTTGCCGATGCTGAAATAGCACCGTTAAGTGCGTTGTCAATTTGTAGGAACTTGCTTTGAACGGCGTTTCCAGCAGTTTCAAATGCCTGAGAAACCAATGCAGTGGCACTACTAAACGCCGTTTTCACCTTTTGAGTGGCTGTGTCAAAGGTCGCAGAAACCTTGTTCATGGCAATGTCGGCAACGCCACGCAGGATAAACGACCCTTGCGCCATCTTTTCACTAATTGTTGTTCCAATTTGCTTGGCGACAACAGAAATGGGATAGAACGCTGCTTTCACCTTTGTGGCAAGCAAGCCACCGAACTTTTGTGCCGATGAAACGATAATTGCGCTTGCCTGCTGGAACTTGTCTTGGATGTAAAGACCGGCGTATCCCACAGAGTTCTTGATGTCAAGCCCAAAAAGCCTTCCAGCACGGTCAATACCGCTGTAGATACCCTTTGCCCACTTGACGTAGCCACCAATAGATGACTGGTAGAGGAACGAACCAGTGGTGCGACGACTAGAGGTTTGGAGTTGCCGGTTCACAACAGCAAGTTCCGCCGTCTTGTCCGTAAGGCTTTCTACGGCGGTGACGACTTTGGCGTTTGATTCCTCTTGTATCGTTGCCGCATTTGCGATTTCGGCGTTCGCAGAGACGTTTCCAGCACCGCCCAAAATCCCATTGGCTTTTTCTAGGTTCGTCTTTACATCTAGAAGCGCATTGGTGTTTTCACTAAGAGCATTGTCGTTCTCGTCCTCGCCTTGCTCAAACCGTTGCGATGCTGCCATTAGGTCAGCAAGAACTTTCTTGTTCGGGCCAAGCAACATAGTCTGTAGGCGACTAATCATGCCTCCGCCCTCTTGACCGAACGCACGACCGTAAATCGGGTTGCTGGTGCGACGCAGGCGTTTCATTTCCTCTTCAAACGCAGGGCCTTGCATCTGAATTTTGCGCATTTCACGGCGATAGCCACGGATGTTGATGTCGCCCTCTGCGAACTGCCTACCTACCTGCTGTTGCAAGAGATACGTCTTTGCCTTAGCAACACCGCCCTGATAGCCCTTTAGGCGACCGGCGAAACCCTTTTCACCCTTTGCCATCCCGTCAAAGGCATCCTTGCCCACCGTGCCGACTTTCAGCAAGGTAGCCATAAACGAGCGAAGTTGAGCGATGGCAGCCATGACGGGGTTCAGGAACAGGCTACGAGTGAACCAAACCGCCAGAACCACGCCGATGGCTAGTGAAATAATCTTGAACAACCCGTGGGCTTTTCCAATCATCTTGGCGATGAAGTCGACCACGTTGGCGATACCCTTAGCCACATCAGCAACTATGCGGACAATGAAAGCGATACTGGGCAACATTGTTTGCATAATTGGCAAGAACGCCACGAGCAACTGTGTAAGCAGATTTACAAATGCTGGCAACAACGGAGCCATGATTTGTAGCGATTGCGTCAGGCTGGTGAAAAACTGCGTAAGAGGCCCATTGTTCTTACTCATTTTGTCAAAGGTGTCGGCGATGAGTTTGAGCGACGGGCCGACAGCGGCAACCACTACGTTTGCCAGTTTGGTCATCATTGTGACCAAGTTCATAACGGCTGGTGTAGTGAAAATCTTGCCGATGGAACCAAGAATTGAGCCGACAGCAGTGATGAATGGCTGAACGACAGTCATAATCGCTGGAACAACGCCCTGCGTAAAGACCTGAATAAGTGGTGTAAGTGCTGCGACAGCACTACCAAAAGCGTCACCCATTGTTTGAGCAATGGGGGCAATTGCTTGCGCCATTCCGGTAAACGCAGTGGTGACTCCCTGAATAAATGTTGGGTTAGCCAAAACAGTGGCAAAAGCATCAACGATAGGCAACAGACCCTTACCGAGTTGCATCAAAACGTTTTGGAAGTCGTTAGCCAACCTTTCCATTGGTGAAACACCGGCTTGCGCCACGCCACCCAGCGTTGTGTTGATGTCCTTGATGAACAACTTTTGCTGGTTGATAAGGCTACCTGCGCCCTTGATGCCAGCCAATTGTGTCTGTGTTAGTGAAAAACCGTAGCGAGTAAGCCCCGACATCTTCTTGGCCGGGTCAGCCAATACACGAGACAGTGTGCGAGCGGCCGCTGGCATACTGGTGTGCATAAGACCAGAAAGGTTTGCGGCAGCCTGAACAGTGTCTGCGAACGCACCTTTCTGGTTCTGAAAGAGTTTCAGCAGGTCTTGGTTCGGAATAAGTAGGTTCTGCGCTTGGGTAATAGCGTTATCCGAGATACCCGTTTGCATTGAGAGTGCCATCGCCTGTGAGGCAAGCACCGTCGAATACTTATCCGCTTTGCCGGTGACCTTATCGTATGTTCCAGCAATGTCCGCCATTGCGCTCTTGCCACCAGCAAGAGCCACACCAAGTGCGCCCTGATTTTTCAGCAGGGCTGTCTGTGAGCGAAGCAGACTTTCGTTTGACGAGGCTAGGTCAAGACCTTTTTTGATAGCCTCAAATCCAGCCAACCAGCCGAGTGACGACTTGATGATTTCGCCAACGCCTGTAAAGGCGGTTTTCATTCCACCAGCCACGCCAGCGGCTACGGCATTGACCTGATTTAGAGAGGTGATAGCCCCTGTGGGGTCACCAATAATCTTTATTCGTAAGGATTCATCCATTGGTCACCTGTGGATAATCCTACAACCCGTTATTGGAATTCTTTGAGGCTTGCTCGTTCTCAAATGCTCGCAGTTTGTAAACCGCTTGCCATTCCACCAACTCCGATGACGATAGGGGGCGATGGGCTGGCGAACCCTCTAAGAGTTCGCCAACCGTTCGTCCTAAAGCGTCGGCTAGTTCAAAGATGAACCGGCGGTCGGGGTTGGCGATGAGCCTTTTCCCGCTTCGTCCACCGAATCTTGCGACATTCCACTAAGAGCCATAGCCTTGATAGCGATTTGCTCAATGGGGTCTGCTGCCTTAGCAAGCAGAGCGTCACGGTCGCTGGGCTGGAAAATACGCTCGCCCGTCGCTGGGTCAAATGAACACAGAATCACCAAGTCAGGCAAAATCTGTTCGAGGTTCATACCCGTTTCACCACCAGCCTGCTCAACCATCTTGGCACGGTCACGGGCGGTCATTGCCTTGACAAGAATGTCTACATCCCAAGCGTTGACGTGGATGGTTTCCTCAGCGATGTCGCTGGTGGCAAAAATGATTTCACTAAGATTAGACATAAATAGTTTCCAATCCGTCAGGGCTAGACGATTTGCCTAAAACCCTGACGGATGGATACTACTACAACTAAAGCGTGGTGCGTGTGACTGCGCCCGTGATTTGGAGTTCAGCGTCAAACGTCACAACACCCGAAACTGACGATTTCAGTTCGTACTTGGTGAGGATACCCTGACCGTAGTATTGAGGCGCAGGAGACTGTCCGGTGAAAGCACCGGGCGTGGCTGGGCCATACACGAACGAGATAAAGTTCGGCGTGTAGATACCGTTGATGGTGTTGTAGTTGTCCTGCCAAGCAATCATGGCGGTCAAGATAGCGTCCATACCACCGGGCGTTGAGGCAGATGAAGCCACCGTCGAAGGCGTGGGGTCGTACATTCCACTAAACGACAGGGTGTAGCCCTTCAGACCGACAATGTAAGTCTTGACACCCTGCTGTGAGAACGTCGTCGTTTCATTGGGGTCAATGGCGATTGGCAAGCCCAAGTCGCTCAGGTATGGTGAAACGTTAATCATTGGCAGAACTGGCGAGCCAGATGCCGCCTGAACGCTGGTGTTCACCGACGCGGTGTATGACGTAGTTCCGTTAGCGAACTTCGTAGCGGTAGCAAATGGGATACCGTTCACGAAACCGCCGTAGACCGAACCACCCGTGAGGGTTGGGTTTCCACCAGCCAACAACGTTCCCGTCGCTGGGGTAAGCGAAAGAACCGAAGGTGAACCAGTTGCCGATGCCGAGAGGGTCGTCACGGAAGTCAAACCGCCGACATTCTCAAATCCCAACGCTAGAAAACCGTTCTTACCGTGCTGGAAAGTAGGCATTTTATTCCTTTCTAATAACGGGCGAACCCGTAGAAAATAGTTGCTGAAGCACCGCTATTGAGTGTCCAGTAAAGACGTGTGTATTGGTAAATGCTTCCCGAAATCGGGTAGATTTCAGCACCAACAGCCGAAATCGTGTTTCCAATTGGGGTCTGGCTGCTTGCGCCGCTAGTCCAAGTTACGCCGTCTGACGACGACTGGAAATATAGGCTCAACGTTGCCCCTGCGGACAAAGCGGTGACCGCAACCAACAGCAAGCCACCATTGTTAGAAGCCTGCTGGTTGTTGAGAGCGACAGTTGAGGCAGAAGCACCCGTTCCCGTAATGCTGAAAGACTTGCCGGTTCCGTAAGCAACGCCACCGTCCGCTTGGATTTCAGTATCGATGGTCACAATGCCAGCAACAGGCGACTTCAGTTCATACTTAGTCTCAATACCCTGCGACAGCCAGCAACGCTCATTGTCAGTGTTTCCACCGAAAGGGAAAACAATAACTGCGTCGTCGCCGTTGTTGTTAATCGCCTCAGTCATAATTGCGTCAACGCCCTGTTGCGTTCCGTCGTAGTAGCCAGACAAGGTGATTGTGCCGTCTTTTAGACCCTTGATGTATGACTTTACGCCGCCAGTTTGGAAAGTGGTTGATTCAGTGGCTTCCGCCGTGAAACTAAGCCCAGCGTCGTTAAAGAACTGCGAGAGGTCGTAGCCAGTGGCAACACTGGTTCCGGTTCCACCAGTTCCGGTAGCGGCGGTTCCCGTTGCGACAGTGGCGGTTGTGCTTAGTGAAAAGCCAATGTTGTTTGCGCCAGCGACGGTTCCCGTCAGGTTGAGCGATGAGTTGGTGTTTCCAGCAACGGTCACATATTGGTTTGCGACAAAAGGGTTGTAGCCCGTGTAGCCAACCAGACCCGAAACGCCACCCAACTGCGTGATAGCGGCAGTGGCAGAGTTGGCAATGGTGAAACTGGTGGGCGATGCAACGCCAGTAATGGTCGCACCAGAGGCGTTGTAAGCGGTCGGCAACATATTGATGACGGTGACGGTTCCACCGACATACAAGCCGTGTGGCGCAACGGTCGTATAAGTGGTGTATCCAGCCGAAGGTGATGAGGTCGCTACTGCCGTAATAGCCAGAGGCCCATAACCATTTACAACGGTTGCGCTTGCCGAGTTGTTGATGAACGCTACTCGTACATTCTTACCGTGAACGAAATTAGGCATTAGTTACCAGCCTCTGCGCTTGGCTCAACGGGTGCGCTTTCCGTAGGTGTTTGGTCGGTTGAGGGGTCAGCGACAGGTGCGTCGCTAGGCTCTGGGGCAACGTCAGGCGTGACGGGCTGTGCGACGGGGATAATGAATCCGTCTGCGAGCAACCACGAGATGCTTTCGCCGGGAATATCATTGACGACATCACCAACGTTGGCAACCTTGCCGTTATACCATAACGGTGAATTGCCTGAAACTTGGTATGACGGTGTTGATTTTGCCATAACGCCCTTAGCGACTAGTGACCCTACGGGGTAGAGACTACCACCCATAATTGGATTTTTAGTTTGCTAATCGGGTAGGGGAAGGTATAGGCAGACCCATTAGAGAGGCTGTATGAGGCTCTAGGGGTGCTGTTTATTCTTCGCTTTGACGCTTTTTGCGCTTTTTGATAGCGGATACTCGGTGGGGATAGAACGCACGGATAGTGGTGTTCCCTGTCGTTCCGCCGTGAACGATTACGTCAGTGACCTCGTTGTTGCGGAGGTGAACCTTGATGAACGTGAACTCGCCACGCTCACCGGAAATCTTTACAAGGTCGCCAGCGTTGATTTCGTTCCACTCGGTCGCCACCTCGTAGGTGGGAACGTAGCGAGGGGTGATTTCCTTTTTATTTGCCATAACTAGAACCCCCCCAGCATACGAGTGAGAGCAGGTGGAGCGGGGGTGTCGCTGATAGTAGCACGGCGTTTCGCCCGCTTAGCCTCGTCGGCGGCCTTGTTCCTAGCAAAGTTTTCCCTATTGCGAGCCATTTTGGCTTCAACGATTTCGGCAAACTCTGGGTCGCAAACGTGGTCGGCAAACGTCTTGTTGCCTTCTTCTGTGTCAAGCCACGCCCGTGCAACGTTCATATTCTCAAACCAAGAGTTTTGTGGGCTTAGTTGTTGCTCACAAGCCCTGCAAGCGGCGTGGAAGCGACCAGTGTGGTAGATGAGGCCTTTGCGCTTATTCATAATCACTCCTATCAGGTGTCAATTGCAAAAAACACAGTCATAACTGCGCCTACTCATTATACAGACTGGCACTAGCAAAGTCAAGTTATGACTTTATTTGTTCACCACAGTGGCATACCAAATACGAACCGTCGGTTGTCTGAACTGGTATGGCATCAGCGTGGTCGCACGTCTTTGGCGTTTCCTCTGCCGGTTCAGCATCGTCTGCGAGTGGCGTTGCCTCTGGCTCTAAGAGCATTTTCTCCACAGCCCCAAGAGCGAACACGGCCGCCTCATTAGCCTTGCGAGCCGCCCGTAAGGTTTTGATAATCACCTCACGCTCTACGGTCATGTCGTCGGCAACCCGTTGTTGTTGTTCGTCGTGAATTGTAAATTGATGGTGAAGCGTGGTCGCTCAACGTCGTCGTATCCAATCGGGTTTGGGATACCAATGGGCTGAATACGCACAACGTAAGGGAAATACACGGGGTCGGGAACCACCCAGCCACCTAGAACGTCACGGATGGTGTTCGCCCACGCATACGCACCCGGATAGTCCTCTCGCAAGCCACGCACGGTAACTTGCGCTCGTGGATAGTCAAGGGCGGTGATTCCGTTGCCCATAGTGAAGTCAGAACCCTTGCCCTCATACTGCTGAACGACTACAGCGGCATCTGGTGCTTCGGCTGGCATACGCCCGATAAACAGATTTACACCTGCCACAAGCCCCTGTGACGTGCCATAGGCAGAGGCAGTGACCTTAGCCACCAGAAAAGTTGCAATGTCGTCTAAGAGAGCCATAGTGAAATACTACAGCCCAAATGACTTCAAATCCTCTGAGAAGGTTCCGGCGTTGAACGATGCGCCAATTCCCGACCTCGCCCATTCCTCACGCAAGTTTTTCAGCACTTCCTCTCTGATTTCGTCTTGATGGCGAGTGAAGGGAACTTCCAAATACTTTGCTTGCGTAGGCGCTGCGTGGCTGAATTCCAAATCCTCATGGACGACAACGGCGTAGTCAATGGTTGGGTCAATGTTTGCGCCGTATTCCACCGTCGCCTCTAGAAAGAACTCATTAGCCAGTTCCAATGTGCCAGACGCTTTCAACGCACCAGTGTCGACGGGAACAAGTTGCTGGCTTTCGTCAAAAACCCTTTTCATTACGGTGTTCTGGGCATTGACCATAGCCGTCTTGAATATGTGTTCTACCTTTGCCTTGCTTGGCAGGCTAGAAGCGTCAAACAAAACCTTGAACGTAGCCACTTTTCACTATTCCCTATGCGAAGTGGATAGTCGTGGAATAAGGCCCGTTTTCGTCGTAGTTGTTGTCTATGTAAGCGATTACGGGGTATCGCAGGGCAGGTTGCGTTTGGCTGGGGATACAGACAAGGCTTTCCGTGCTGATTTCGGGAAAGAAACTCGTCAGGTAGGCACGACCAGACGACTTGCGCTCACGCCCCTCGCTGTCCTTGAATATCATTGTTTGGAACTCAATACGGCAGGCGTATGACTTTGCCGTTGTCCACGCTTGCTCACTGGTGTTGGTGGAACCGCTGGGCAGAGGTTGTGCGTGACGACCATAAATGTCCAAAGGTGCTGACGGCGTAGGAACGGCGTAGGTTGGGGGGTTCTGAACCAGAATCGTCTGGGTCATCATTTCCAGCAGAAGTGGGTCAACTGCCATTACGGGTTCTCACCGTTGAACGCATCGCCTTGACCGTCACCACCACTACCGTCGCCACTGGGGTTGTATCCCGTGCCGTAGGTGCTGGTAACACCAAGAGTAGAGTTTGTAGGCCAGTAGTTCGTTTCGGCGTAGTAGGGGTCAAACGAACCGCCAACCTTGAATTCTGCGCCAAGAGCCTGTGGAGCGGCGTTCACCATCGGTGGGTTCACACGGCGACTACGAGCCAGAAGGTCTTTAGCCAGACGTTCGTAGCGTTGCGCACGGTCACCATAGGACTGCGACAGAGAAAGCCCTCCGACGCTCTTAGAGGTGCTTTGAGACAAACCTGTGAACGTAGAGGCAATGTTCTGTGCGGTGTTCGCTGCCGCACGGTAAATCTCGTAGTTCATTTCCATCAGGTTGAAGGCGATTTCCTCGTCCTGAACAAGTGGCGTATCGGGGTTGGTATCACCAACAAGCCAACGAATAGCGTCCTTTTGCGACGAAGTTGGGTCTGCGGAGTATGTCCAAGTCATTTCACTATCCTTACATTTGGGCGAAGTTGAATACGATTGAGCCAGTCAAAATACGCTGTGCGCCGTTTGACGTTTGTGTTGCGGTGATTTGGAAATACCAACGACCCGGTGTGAGTGTCGAGAGTGCGCCGTCAGCCCACTGAACAACCATGTTTGCCGAACCGTTGGTGCTGGTAAGACCAATAATCCCTGATGAAATAATGACTTGCGCAGGGTTTGGAGGGCGACCAATCTTCATTTGGAACGTCCAACCCGTGCTGAAATCCAATGGCGTTCCGCTTGCGTCAAGCCAGAGAAACGAGGCCTGTGGCAGGTTTGCTGCTGGTGTTGGGTAAGTAAGTGTGTCTGCCATTAGTTTCGCTCCTCAAACGTAATAACTGGTGCGTCTTGGATTATTTCACTAACCACCGAGTCTGTGAATGATGCTACTGCTTGTTCTCGGTTTGTCGTGATAGGAGCGTCGTTTAGTTGCTCAAAAGTCAGGTATTCCTGAAAGATAACGGGTGCTGAAACAAACAGTTGAGAAACAAGCGCAAAACCAGTCTGCATTTGGAAATCTACAGACGACCCGTATCGCTTACTGGCTACCTGCTTTAGTGAGGTGAAAGTGTTGAGTAGGGCGTTTGACGATGCTCGCAAACGTGTAGATACACGCTTCGAGGTGGAAACTTGCGCCTGTGTCGTAGAGCCAGCGACATTGTGGGTAAGTAATTTGCCGTTTCCTTGCGTTTCCACCTGAACTGACGACCCGTTGCGAGTTAGTGAGCGTAGAAATGCCCCCGTAGCCCCAGAAACGGCGACAGATGCTGCAAAATTGGCACGGGCAGAAAACTTTGTGCCTGTGGTGACTTGACTTTGGGGCGTAGAGCCAGATACGTTGTGCGACCTAATGGTTGTCCCGTCGGTGGTGGAAACCTCTGTAGCGTCGCCAACAACAGTGTGCGTAAGGGTTTTCACCCCGTCACTCACTTCAGCCCCAGTTGTGCTTCCTGCCCTTAATGCCGAACGAACCTTAGTGCTGGTGAAACTGAATAACTGAACCGCCGAACCATAGACGGCAACAACCAGTTCGGTTGTATTCGTTCCCACCGTAGTGAAAACTTGGGCGACAGACGAGTTAGAGAGGTATTGGAAAACCTTTGAGCCGACGGCGACCGCACCCTGAACAGCAGACGAGTTTTCTATGTATGCCGTGAACTTGTTGCCAGTGGTGACGCTTGCCTCTGACGTAGAGCCATTGACATTGTGCGTATTGGAAACAACCCCTGATGTGGTGGAAACTTCCCAGAAGGATGCAGCATTTGTGTGTGCCAAAGTCTTTGACAGCGTGGTGATTTGGATTTCTGGCGTAGAGCCAAACCGGACATACGGGATTGACTTTGTTCCGTCGGTGACGGGGATGCCGACCACCGAACCGATGGTGACGTAGGCATTGCCAGTCCGACCGCCCTTGTAAAGCCCAATAAACGGCGTGTTTCCACCACCGTTATAGAACGCAAAGGTTATGTTGGCATTAGAAACTGTCGTGGGCATAGCCCATCACCAGCCTCTACTAGTTGCTCATAAGCCAAGTAGGCGTGAAGGCAAGCGTGTCGTTCGCAGCAAGAACTGGCGATGAAGCGTCGGCAAAGTTAGCGGCGTAGAGCGCAGTTCCACCAGACGAGGCGGTAATGATGAAGTAGCCGTTAGCGGCAGTCCAAGTTCCGAGTGCTGGGCCGAACGTTGATGCTGCGGTTGGTGTCGTCTTGATACCAGTTCCGAGAAAGTTCTGACCACCGTAATAGGTGTCAGAGGTCGGTGGCAAGTTGTCGCCAATGCTGATGTTGGCAGAGTTCTGCGTGTTCGTCAGGGTTCCGCTGATAACGATTTGGTTAGAACCGGGCAGACCCGTAATGATGTGGCTTTCCAATGTGCCACCCGTTCCGAGCGTAATCACCATACCGGCTTTCAGACCAGCGTAAGTGGTAATGGTTCCCGTGTAGGTTCCGTTCGTAGTGATGTATGAGTTGCCAGCCGTGTTGCCGGTTGAAGTCGTGGTTGAGGTGGAAAGACCCGATGCAGCAGTTACGGGCGTGGCAAACGTGACAGCCTGACGGGCATAGCCAGCACCCGTGACTTCCGTGATTCCACTACCTACAGTGGCGGTAGCCGACGGAACTGTCGTTCCCGACAGACCCGTGTAAAGACCAACGTAGAGTTGCGAGTAGGTAGATGGTGTTGCTGTAATAATCTGGTTGAGCATGACGGTCAAGCCAGAGTTGAGAAATACCTGTGCCACTTACAACTCCTATGGATAGTGTGCCTTATGGCAACACTTTACCAAAGGATTTCTAATTTACTGGGCTGGTGTAATCGGCGCAGATTCAGGATTTGCGCTTGCAGTTGGGTCAATGGGCGGTGTGGTGGAAACCGCTGGCGCAAGAGCGTTCAGAGCGTCAATGTGAACCTGTAGGGCGTTGTCCAACGTGCTGATTGCGTTCTGGGCAATGGTTTCGGCTTGCGTGTCGCTATTCGCCTGTGCCACCTGCAAGTTCAGGCTGTGCTGATACGCCTCAGCAGCAAACTGCTGGATGCGCTGGGTAAGAAGTTCACGCTTCTGGTCGTCGGAGAGCAAAGATGAGTAGTCCATAGATTTCACTATACCAGAGTGAAGGAAACTAGAACGTCATAGTTCCGCTTGTTCCGGCAGTAATAACAACATAACTATACAAACCAGTTGTGCTGATAGAGCCGTGCGTCAAACCGCTAAACGTCGGGGTTCCCGAATAGGCAGAAGTTAGCCAACGGACAATCACCACGCCGTTGTTTGCATTGGAAACCTCACTGTCGCCACCCCATCCGTAGGTTCGCCCCGATTGTGCTGTTCCTGTTCCAACGCCACCAACGCAATAAGTTGTGGCAGTTCCGGTAATGGAACTACTTAGACCGAAACCACCTGAACCGCTTGCTAGAGACGTAGCACCTGCGCCGCCTGCGCCACCACCTCCACCGCCATTTACAGAGGTTCCTGCCACGTTGGCGGCACCACCGGCAAAGGTGTTCACACCAGAGGCAGCACCGCCAGATGAGGAGTTTCCGCCGCCACCACCACCCGAACCACCCTTGTTGCCTGCGGTCTGGGATGTTGTGCCGTAACCACCGTAACCACCGCCGAGAGAGGTGATGGTCGTTGCCCCAAAAGTCAATACCGAGTTTCCACCATTTGTACTACCGCCGCTTGAGTTGCCGTATGTGCCAGCGGAACCGACGCTAATAGTGAGCGTAGAGCCAACGCCAATGCCCGTTAGTGCTGAATCAAGGGTTGGCGTGGAACTGCCTCCTGCGGTGGAAAGGGTCACCGACGAACGTAGGTCGCCAGCACCGCCACCACCACCACGACGTGACGTACCGCCACCTGCTCCACCACCGCCACCTGCGACAAGGAAATCTAGTGAAAACGGAGTGCCGTGAGAGTGGCTAGAGGCGATAATCCCCTGAATAGGCATTAGGCAATGTCTCCCACCACGAGCCAAGTGTTAGTTGCGTATTGGATAACTGATGCTGATGAATACTGCGTTCGTAGTTTAGGGGCTGACGACGTAGCACCCGTAGATTGGATAGTAACGCCACTGCCACCCTGAATAGTGACGGTATTTGCTGATGCTGCCGTTCCGACAATGTTCAACTGCGTTCCTACGGGATAGGCAACTGATGAGGCTGGTGGAATAGTGACGGTTGTGGCAGAGGCGGCACTAAGGGTAATCAGTGCGCCACCGTCGCTAAGAACCGTTGTATAGGCGGATGCCGTGACCGAGTTGATAGACCAGAATACTGTTCCACCAAAACTAGAAAACGCCCCCGTGTTTGTGAGGCTCATAATTGACTGGCTGAAAGCGTCGTTGATGGCTTCCAAACCGCCACCGCTACTGGCAGATTTGGCTCGCAGGCTTACCGACTTTGGTGTTGCTGTTGAGGAACGGTCTGTAAGGGTGACGGCATCCGACGAACTACCCGTAGATGACGTATTTACGGTGATTCCCTGTGCGCCCTGAATGTAGTTCGTTGCCGATACCAAACCAGCCGAACTGATGCTGAAAAGGATTGTGCCAGCCGAGTTCTTGATGTCCAAATAGTCGGCAGTTTGCGAGGCAATTCCGTTGATAGTCAAAGGAACCGTGCCTGTCGCTGTGGTGTTTATCACGGCGTTTGTGGCAGTTGGCGAGGTAAGGGTCTTGTTGGTAAGGGTTTGTGCGACTGAAACCGCTACAAGTGTGTCGCTACCCGAAATGTTAGGCAACGTAAGGTAGTTATTTCCCGTCGCCGTAGTCCCTGTAATTTGGGTAAATCCCGTTGGGCCGCTAGAGAACACAATAAATCCGGGGTAACTACCGGCAGGGTTGGTCGCCGTCGCACCAGCAATCGTCAACCCGTTGACTGTGGTGGAAGTTGCGCCCAGTCCAATGGTTGTCGTGCCAATAGTGACTGCCGACGCAGAGAGCGCACTCGCAGGGATTCCACTAAACGTGTTCGCCGTGCCCGACAGGGTAAGACCCGTAATGGCGGTCGCCGTTGAGCCTAGTGAAATCGTGGTAGAGCCGACGGTCACAGAGGGGTTGGCGATGTATGTATTGGAAATCGCCGTTCCTTGCCAGACACCAGAGGTGATGGTTCCGACGGTTGAGATAGACGACGAGCCTGTGGCTGGTGAAGCACCAATGTTTGTAAGCACCCCAGATGCGCTTGTAGCACCCGTTCCACCAGCGACGATAGGCAGAGTGCCTGCGGTCAAGACAGAGGCAGAGGTGGAATACAGGGCGTTGTTAGCCGCCGTAAAGCCGTTTAGACCCGTTCCACCGTTTGTTGTAGGCAGGATACCGACAAGGTTGGTGATGTCAGTAGTCCAAGTGTTGTACCAGTAGTTCGTTCCGTCATACACGAACCCATAAGCCTCACCGGGGTCAACAGAATACAAGGTGGTTGTGACACCCTGTAGTGAAAGTGCGCCAGACAGTTTCACGGAGTAGGTGGCGTTGTTGTTGATAACGCTGTATTGAGAGCCAGCAACGGGGTTCGCTGGCATAGTCAAGGTCAGGTTGGCGGTCGCTGATGGTGAAAAGAGCGTGAGTTCTCCAAGTTGCGCCGTTGCCGAACCGCTGGAACGTGTGGTTACGGATTGGCTTTCCGTTGGCGACCAGTACCCGTTGGTGATACCCGTGCCTGTGCCTGTGGCGGTAAGACCTGACGCTGATGCGCCAACCGAGAACTGCTTTGCGCCAAAGTTTGACGAGATAACTGCCAAGCCCGTGACGTTGAACGCAGTTGGTGAAAAACCCGTTACCGTGATGTAGTCGCCCACCTTTGGCACGGAAGTCGCACTTGTCGTGTAGGTGATGGTGGAACTACCTGAAACCGCTGCGGTAAGGGCGTAAGTGACCGAACTAGACGAACATACCCAAATGGTTGCGCTGTGGTCGACAATGAAATCACCGACCGTAAATGTTCCTACCGTCGGGTAACCGTTGTTTGTTCCGCCAACATAGCGAGTTGATGCGGTGGCGGTTCCAATTCCCGACGGCGTAATGCTTTGCGCTACAAGGTTTCCACCAGCGTCAATTTTTGCCAAAACGGTTGATGCGCTGTTTTGCCACTCTTCAAGGTCAGCGGTTTGGGCAACCACACCACGAATGACAAGGGGTATTGACCCTGATGCGGTGGTGGAAATAATGGCGTTATTGGCAGTTGGCGAGGTCAAGGTCAGACCTGCCACCGTTGTGGCGGTCGCACCTAAACCAATGCTGGTGGAACCGACGGTCACGGCACTTGCGGTCAAGGAACTTGGGGCGATATTGGAAAGGGTGTTTGACGAGCCAGAGATGGTCTTGTTCGTCAAGGTTTGCGACAGCGATATTCCAGCAAGGGTGTCCGTGCCGTTTGGCAGGGTCAATGTGCCGGTTGCACTCGCGACGGGGATGAGGTATTGGGCGTTAGTGGTTCCATACGTGTACCAAGTAATTGCTGATGGGTAGCCACCCGGATTTACATAAAAGTTTGGAACAGAAATGTTTGGTGCGAACAATGCTGCCGACGGGGCGACGAGACTAGAAATACTTGTGGCGGTCGTGCCTAGTGAAATACTTGTTGTGCCAATAGTTACCGACGAGTTAGCAAGGTAAGTATTGGAAATGGGCGTGGCGTTCCACGTTCCGCTGGTGACTGTGCCGACGGTAGCAATAGAGGTCGCACCAGCAAAGGTGGAAAGTTGCCCGTAGTTCACAGCGTCGCCTGTTGCCGAGCCGTTGGCGACGTTGATTATCTTTCCACTATACGCATTGACCGCCCAGACAGGCGAGTTGAGTGCGGTCGACGTATTGGAAATACCAAATCGGGGGTTCTGATAAATGTCTACAACTTGGAACGTGTCCGACGGGTTAGTGGTGTTGCCAGCCGAGTTTGACGGGGTGGCAAGTGCCGTGTTGTAAGAAACGGTCGCAGAGGTGAAAACCGGCGAGCCACCCGTTGCCGTGTTGTAAAGGACAAAGGTTGTTGGTGATGGAATGGAAAGAACAACGGCGTTTGAGTTGTTGTATGCTGTCGCACCCGTAATGCCTGCTACGGTGACTGTCGCACCAATCCACAAGCCGTGGTTGGTAGAAGTTGTGTATGTGACGTAGTTTGTCGCTGGGTTTCCGGCAGAAACGGCAGAAACGGCAACGGACGCAGTTCCGAACGTAGCGGTTCCTGTTGCGGTTCCACTAACTGTAAAGATTTGCCCAGTTGATACTGCCGTGATTTGGTAAGTGCCGTTGTATGCCGTCGTAGTCGTAATGCCCGAAATAACTACATACTGACCGGCCGAAAAAGAGTGGTTATTGGTGTTGACGGTAATAGTTGTGCCGTTGCCCGACACACTCGTAATGTTTGACGGCGCAACAGGGATAACCGTTGCTGGGCGATTATCACCAAGAGAGGCAAGGCGACCCCAGCCATCCACACGGAACAGCCGATAGTTTGCGTTGGAGTAAAGCGTTGAGACATATGAATCGCTAAATAGACCGCTATTGCCACGAAGTTGAGAGTTGATGGTTGGATACGCTTGTCCGTATCCCTGAACTGCCAAAGAGCCACCAAATCCTGCCCCCACAAGGGTCATAGACCCAGACGAGTTGATTGTGTCATTGACGTTAATAATGTTTGAAGTGTTACCAGCCTGAAACGAAATACCGCCTGTTGCCTTTTTCACCGTGAGGGCGTAGTCGTTCGCCCACGCCGTTGCGGTTCCACCAGAAACATACGTTCCCGTAGCATTTGAGGCGACAGAGAATCCCGTTGAGGAAACTGCCGTAACTGTCAGTAGTGAAATGTTGAACTGCGACGGGGCAATGCCCGACGTAGTGACGATTTGCCCGACCACGAAGTTGTTGTTGGCGGTGAAAGTGAGTGAGCCTGCCGACGGCGATGCGGTAGCAACATTTGTGACGGTGGCTAGGTTGGTTCCGGGCTGAATAATGGTCTGGTTGCCTGTTGCCGAAACCGACGATAGACCCGTCAGAACGTTCGTGTTGATGGTGAAACCGTTGAAGTTGACCGCACCAGCCGAGTTGATGCTGTAGAGGATGGTTCCTGCCGAGTTTTTTACGTCAAAGTAATCACCAGTTTGCGATACCGCACCCCTTACCGTCAAACCAACCGCACTCGCCGCTGAGGCGGTGACGCTGGGCGAAAGCAAGGGTGCGTAAGTGGTGGAAAGCGTGGAAATGACGCTAGACAAGCCAGCAAAGTAGGTTCCACCGACTATTGGAAAGCAGTTGAGGTTGCTTGACGAGCCAGCCGAGTGTGCTGAAATAGTCGTTCCATCCCAGCCACGACCGTTGTAGGTTCCGTCTGTCCAAACCGTGACTACGCCCGTTGAGGTGTTTAGCGACGAGCAAAGGATGTGTTCCTCTGTGGAAAGACCGAAATCAACAACCACAACAAACAAGCCCGACGTTCCGAGTGGGTTCGCTGTAATCTGTCCGTTTGTTCCAACTTCCAACCACGTCGTCGTGGTGGAAAGGGTAAATGTCTGCCCTGTTGAGTATGAACTCGCCAGCGAACCCGTTAGGTATGTGGGTACTGCTTCACCTGAAACAGAAATAGCCGCTGTCGGGAGGGGATACGCCATGCCCTTAGTTTAGGCTACAACTTCGTTATTTCACTAGCCCTTAGAGCCGTACAGAACCTTCGTGATAACGATTTGGTTAGCGAGGTCAAGCAGGCTGTCGTCAATGTTTTCGTGGTTGAGTTTCTTTCCACCAAAGGCATTGTTCAGACGTTGCACCTTTTCCAAAGCACGAACAAAGCACGACTTCCACGCCGGAACGCCAATGATTTCAGCAGCACGGTAGTTCGCATACACGTCATCGCCCGTGCCGTAGTCGCTTGATTTGGAAATGTGGATACGCAACATTTCAGCAAGAACCGCACGGAAACGTGGGTCGCCACCTTCGGGGAACTCTTGCTCTAGAGAGCCAGCACGAACAACTTTTCCACCAAACGACTGGTTCTTTGCGTCGTCAATGTTGATATTTACGTTGTCTGGGTGGTAGGCGTGAATACGAATACCGTTATTTGTGGTGAAAGTTGTATCTGCCATGACGCTCCTAAATAATTTCCAAATCGCCCCAACCACGAACACCGTAGTCAAGTCCAATGCCAATAGTAATCATTCCAGCAGGGCTATTCTTGCCCGTGCCTGACGTGAACCAGTTTGAGCCACCGTCCATAGCAGGGCTTTGGAATACGGTGCGACCCGATTCCTCTGAACAAATGAAGTGGTGAAGGTGACCGGCGAACAAGATAGCGCACTGCGATACGGGTGTGCGCCCCATAACTTGCCCCGTAAGCCAGCCCTCTAACTTCGCCTGCGACTTTCCACCTTTAGCGCACTGGTGTCCGTGAATAAACGATACGGGAACGCCAGAGATTTCTAGTGTCATTGAGAGGTCGTCGCTGTTCAGGATTTCGTCAAAGTCAGGAACAACTACTTGCCCATAACGTTCAGGGTTTGCGCTTAGGATTTCACCTAACTGCTCAAAGACCGCCAAATCGTCGTTGTCCAGCCACGACGTGAACGCCTTGCCTGAACTGTTGCGGTTTTCACCATGATTACCCGGTACTGCTGCGAGAACAATTGGAATCTCAAAGTTATCAACAAGCAAGTCAATAAGTTTCAGCAACAGGCGACGAACAACACGCATCTGCGAGCGACGGTCTAAATCTGTATTCCACGCCTGCATTGCGTAGTGTCCCGAACATTGCTCAATTAAATCGCCCAGACCCACAATGTAAATAATGTTTGGGGTGCGACCCGATTTCACTAGTTCTTTCAGGCGGAACAAAATACCGTCAAAAGCCAGCAAGATACGCTCGGTGGTGACCTCAGAGCCACCCCCTTCGTTTTTGCCCATCTGCCAGTCACTAACGACCGCTAAAAACGCCCTATTTCCCGTTCCGGTAGGGATACGCTTCTTTGGTGTCTTATAACGGCTCACAAGGGCGCACAGAGCCTCTATGTCGGCTCTATCGCCCGTCACCTCACGAGAACGTATCTGCGCTCGGTAATACTTCATACGACGGATTTCACCGTCGCCTACGTTCGTATCCCACGCTCGGATGTGAACCGAACCCTCTACGATTTCAGTAAGGTTAGGGTCTAAGCCCCAGTCGGCAATAACTTCTGCCCAAATGCCCTCATCTGGTTCACCTGCCATTGGCGGTGCGTCAATAAAGCCCTTTTTGCCATCCCACTTGATTTGCAGTTCGTTGCCTTTGGGGATTGCGTTCGTCCGACGCTGTGGCAAGACTTTTTCAGCATCACGCAGAGACATTATAGACACCCTTGAACTTGGTCTTATCAGGGCAGTGGCACTGTCCGTCAAGGTGACGCTTCATGGTCTTTTCGTGTAGGAAACGCCCGTCCGCTTTCACCACACGGGCGATAAAACCAGCGGGTTTCTTGTCCTTTATCCACTCATTGAATACTGCCAAGTCGTCTTTATCAAGCGAATCAATAAAGGTGAAACCTCTACAATACGAGGTCTTTACAACGAGTTGTTGCGCTTGCCGTAGTGTCATACGCAAAGCATACATCATTGCGCCGTAGCGTCAACGGTATTTCACTACGCCTTTGGGGCAACCTTTTTGGCAGTAGTTTTCTTGGCGGTCTGCTTCGCAGTGCGAACGACCTTTACTTCCTCAACGACTTCAGCATCGGTTGGGGCGGTTTCAGGCTCGCTTACTGGTGCGGTTTCCACCGTGTCTGGCAGAACCTCAATAAGACCACGCTCAATAAGCACCTTGAAGCCGTCATCCTCTGGGTTGAAAGTGCCGATTTCACCAGCGTTCATGGATGAGCGACCGTAAAAGTCAAGAAATGCTAAGGCACGAAAGTTCTTTGTCATGGTGATTACTGTAGCACACTCAACAAAGCAAAATCCCCCCCAACCCGAAGGCTGAGGGGGATTTCACTAGCGAAACCGCTAGGCGGAAATCATCCTTAGATGATGTTCTGCCAGAAGTATCCCAAGTCAGAGGCGACGACCTTGTTGTCGAAGGCGATTTCACCCTCAACACGGTCAGCCTTCAACTCTTCCATACGGAAGCGTGAGACACCAACGGTGGTTCCAAGACCGCCCGATACACCCGTCCACATGAACGTGTAGCCAGCCGAAGGGGTCATCAGACCGGGGTTCGGGGCGGTGTAGCAGAGCAGGCAGTTGTTACCTACGGTGAACTGGTAGTTCGTGGCGGAAACGTTGGTAGGCAGAACACCAGCGGTGGTCTGAGCCTGCTCCTGTGCGCCGTTCACTACAGCCTTAGCAACGAGGACACGGTCAACACCGAACAATTGCGCCAGCAAGTCCTCAGTGACGATTGCGCCAGATTGCGTGTACTTGTAGCGGTCAACGAGCAGAGGGTGGTTCTTCAAGGTTTGGAAAACCTTGTAGCCCAAAACAAGCGTGTTCGGCTCGTAGCCCGTGGTCTGCAAGACGTAAGCCTTAGCGACTTCCACGTCGGTGATGGGGTTCGACTTGTAAGAGGTCGCACCGATGTAGTCAGACCAGACGTAGGTGGAAACACCAGTCGTAGGCGTTGCCGAAGCGGCTACACCCTGAATGGTGGTTCCCCAAACGTTACCCTGAAAGTAGTCGTTAGCCCACTGAACCTCACGACGGAGCAGCAAACGCTGGGTCACGAACTGGGTCGCTTCCATGTCGGGGTTGAGGGGGTTGTCCGAGTTGGCACGGGTCTGGTCACCGATGTCCTTGTGGAAGGCGAAAACGTCTGCCATGTAGGTGTCGGTGGTCAAGCCGTAGCCCGAACCTGCTGAGGCAGTTCCGTCGGCACGACGCTGAGCCTCGTCACGGAACCAGTCGTCCTTCGTGTACTTGAAGTAGAGGTTCGACTTCTTGTCCACTGGGATGACAGGGAAAACCGTGTCCGCAATGAAGTTGTTGGTGTTCTGCAAATAGGCAACCGAGATG